ATAAGTAACCGCTACTACTATCCTTTGTGCGTTATAGTCTGCCGCACCGTCTATGTCTGCCGCCACTGGTGTAACTGTAACCGTTGTTAGTGTATCATCTGTAGTTGTTTCACTGCCTACTCTAGCCTTTGTATATCTTACGTTTCCAAATTCATCATGTGTAAGAATAACGTGTTTCTGACTGGCTATTTTGGCTAAAAAGTCTTTTATGCTTTGTGTTTCTTTAGCCTCAACATTTGCGTAATTTATATTTACATATTGCGCTATTAGTGGGTCTATAACCAACTTCAAATCAAATGGAGCAATTAACTTTTCTGTAATCTCTTTAAGGTTAGATGTAAACCATTGTTGTGGCTCTTCTAAAGGTATTTGGCAATCTTCTAATACACCTGTACGGCTATACCCTGACAATGTTATTAGTGTAGGTTCGGGGCTATCCTCATACTCAATATTTAATACCGTACCTGTTAGCAATCTACTTCCGCCATCGCTGATAACTATTCGCTGATAACCTAACGGCTTATATATGCGTCTATGTGTGGCATTGTTAGGATTGTATAATACCGAAAATTGAAAATCAGATACAAGGCTATCATACCTTACTGTTAGTCTAAGGTTTGTGTATGTATCAATAACAACATCTTCAATCTTAATTTGCATTTTCGTAGTATGTGATTAACCTATCTCTTGGTATTATAAATATCTCGCTTAATCCTATCATGTTAGCATCTAACAACTCATTCAAAAACTCATCTGTAGGGTCTGCACCGTATAGCCTTTGTGTTAGGTTAATCGGGTCTGTATCTTCTTCTAATCTAAATGTAACCTGTAGCCTACCATCTGCCGCAACATTATAAAGATTATTTATAGCAAAGGTAATCAATTCCGTAATACCCGACACGCTATCATAATCGGGTATATACCCATCGGCACTACCACCTGTAGCAGTTTGTAAGCTATCAAGATTAATTATATAACCGTTATACGCATTTGCAAGTATATCGGCTATGGCAATCGCATCGGGTCTATTCCTGTAACTGCCATCTGTATTAGTTACTGTAGTCTTAGCCATTGCGGTAATAATAGCCCCTACATTTGTTTCATACTGCCGCTTTTGTTTCCTGTTAAGTATAGTATCTAAACTTCTATTTAATGTATTGATTTGCTGTAAAAATAGCATCATTCTAGCCTTTACCGTTTGCGCAAAGTTATAAGGGGCTTCAATCATTCTTTGTGCTAATCTTACTGCTGCTGCTGGCTTTGCTATAAGATTGTTAAGCCCTGTATTGGCTGCGGTAAAAGCATTAAAGTACACTTGTGCATCTAATGTAGTTCCTACGCCATTTACGCCATCATTATACATCTTTGATAGATTACCCTTATACTCTTGTACATCGGCTAATGTTGGGGTCTGTATATCCACTGCATACGTATCGGCTTGCAACTTATCAATAGCAAGTTTATCCGCTACTATCTTACTTTGTGCATCTTTTTTTGTTGGTTTTTTGCCTATAACCGTTGCAATCATTACCCCTGTAATATGGCTAACATTATAGTCTTTATTGTCGTATGTTAGTTCTAATGGCTGTACATACAATGTGCCGTACATCGGGTGCTGAACTGTCCAATACTTTGGATTACGTGCCGATTGTTTAAACCGTTCCATTAAGTCCAAATGATTATCCCCATCAAAATATACATCTAACGAATACCGCTCACCCTTTACATTCTTACGCTCAACTACTGTACCTGCTACATTTGGAAATTCAAATAACGACATATTGAACGCCTGCTGAATTTGAGTAGGTATGTACTTCGGTCGGTATTCTGCACCGTCACCCATTTTAATAACGTATGGCTGTGCCATCTTTTCAATCCAACTCATATTCTAGCTAATTGTTTTGCCGCCTCATTAATAAATATTTGTTCTACTCTCTTACTACTTTGTTCTGCCGCCTTACCCATGAAATGAGTAGCTGGTGGTTTTACTTGCCTGTTATTTTTTTCGCTATAAACTGCCGTCTTACCTATTACAGTATTTTTGCCTTTACGCATTACTTTGTTTACTAAATATATCGTTCTAGCCCCACTACTATTTTTAATATTACCCCTAACTAAACCCCCTTTACCTGCATGAATTGCAGATTTAACAAACTTTTGTTTATCATTTTTACCGCTTGCCTTATCGCTATCAATCATTCTATCAAGTGCCGATATTCTTAGGTCTTTACGTACCCCTTTATGCCATGATTTTGCAGACCTTGCACCCTTTAACGCTACGTAATCTCTACCGCCTATTTTGCCCCCAAACTCTTGTTGCTTTAAGTCATCTACCGCCCTACCTTTATCATTGGGTAGTTGCTTGAAACCTGCTGCTGACTTCATTTGTGATATGTCGCTACCTTTTGCAAATACTACTGTACTAGCTGCCTTAAAAAACTGTGGCTTACGTTGTATAAATGTACGCTTTGCACTCTTTGGCATGGTGTTTTGTTTCACATCTAATGCCGCCTTACTCAATGTGTTTCTTATAGCATTTGGTAACGCTGATTTACGCATACGTTCTAGCCTTGCCGTATATGTTACAACTTCGCTACTATTGATATTTAGAAATACATTCATTATGTTTGCACAAAACTAAACTAAAAATGAAACACACACTACTTGCAATCGCTTTAATCTCTTTTGTTTCTTGTGGCAAACAGCCTGCTTGCCCTCCTGTTAATCCACCTGTACCTCCTAAAATAAATAGTGGGTGTTGGTATGGTAATAATAACGCTTTTATTTGCTTTACTGATAGTCTGTTTTCAAAAACAAATCAGTTTTTCACTCCTTATGCAATTACATCAGATAGCGTTTACTTTCTATTTAACAATACTGTTAAGGTAGCTGATTTTGGGTATGAGTTCAAAAACGATACTCTAATAGTATATCCTGTAAACCCATACCCAAACGCCCCTTTTAAGTACTGGCGTTAGTTAATCTCAAAAGTAACTGAAATGTCAAACGCTCTGTTATTAGTTCCTGTTGAGAAGTTAGTAGAGTCTACTTTTTGAACAAATATATCATTTGCGCTAAAGATAGCCACTAATACTCCCTCGGTTGGTGACCATCCACATATTTGATAAAAACCAGTATTAACTAAACTCGTAGGGACAAAAGGTAAACTTATTTGCATGTTTGCTGCACTTGCCCCTATAGTAACAGTGTTTAGTCTTAACTGGTAATTAATTGTGTTTCCTACCTGTATATACTTATTAAATATTACATCGCCTGTGTCTACTGTTATTCCTATTCCCGAAAACACTGTGCCTGTTACCGCCTTCCATTTATTCACATAAATAACATTCGCAAAATTCGCAATACCTGTACCGCTTGTGCCACATGCAATCTGTAATGTTTGTACGCCATTAGTATATAATACTGGGCTAAATACCGTAACTATATCAACTAACGCACCGCCACATGGCGAACCTGCATTACCTTGTATATAATATAACTCTCCATCATACAAAGCAAAACCACTATCCGACCTAGTAGCACAACCCCACAAAATATACACCTTTGTAGGGTCATACGCCCCGCCAATTAAACTAACAACTATCTGCGCTGCATGGTTGCCTATAACCTTGCTCAAAGCCTCTGTTAGCTGAAATCCATTAGTAGAATTATCGGCTAAACTGTTAAGCGTTATACCTGCGCTGTCTGCCAACTTTTGAAAAAATTGTTGCAAATCTGCATTACTCTTACGGTCTATAATCGTACCGCTTGGATTATCCTTAATATCTCCGTAAGGATATGCACCACCTACCGCAACTACTGTACCGTTATAATCTGTTATTTTACGTGCCATAATATTATATATAGTTTACAAATGCGAACGCCACCGTTTGCGCTGGCTTTAATTTTAATACTAATTCCCTAAATTCAATTTCCCTATCTGCATCTACATTAGCAAAGGTAGTAATTGTGCTGCCTGCAATGTAAAATGTACTGCGATAATTTGCACCAAAATCAAAAGTGGCATCCCTTACCGCCTCCAAATTATTTGCTATAATCGTAATACCCTCATCTATCCAACCGCTACCATAAGCAGTTTCACCATAAGACACATCGCCGTAAATAGCCAACCCTATTGGAATACCTAATATATCGCTAGGTGTTTTGGTTTCCATTACCGCAGGTGAACCAACTAAAAACCTATTTTCATATAGCCGTACATCAAAACCTGCCAACCTTAACTGAAATTCAATAAATAGATAGTGCTGCCTTGCTGGCTGTCCATTAGGGTGTGCCATC